CCGGAACTTCATGCCGCTCGTCATCCTCGTCGTCTTCGTGGTGTTGCTCGCGATCAAATGGCGGCAGCACCGGTCCGACCGGGAACCCCGCTGAGACGCCGACAGGCTATTCGACCGTAACGGTCTGGCTCTGCTAGGGGGTGTTGGCTTTTCCCTGGGAAACTAGCCTCTTCTTGCTGATTCGCAGAGGTAGTTCGTTGCTGCCTTTCAGCAAACTGTACCCCGCCGAACGTTTCCCTCGGTCGTTCCACTTGAGCTGGTCTCCGACGATTGGAAGTTGAAACCTGATAGCGAGGTGATGCTCGTTGTTCGCCTTGTCGTAGCGAACGTCAATGCGCTCCACAAGACCTGCGATGTACTCTTTGCGTTGCTCATCGGCGAGGCTCGAGATGTTGTCGATAGACTCGCCATACTGCTTGTACCAATCGATGTAATGCTGCTGCGTTTCGCTGCCCTTGATAGAAAGTCGTGCGTTGTTTAGTTCTACCTCGAGTACAACCAGATTTTCTCTGATGACGCGACGCTTGGCTTCAAATGTCTTTTTTGGTAGCGAGCCTATTTCATAGTTACCTTCGAGCGATCCCAGCACCTCGTGAGTTCGATCGACTTCCTTTTCAAGTCGCCTGATTCGCGCCTTTAGGTCATCAAGCTCCCTCTTCGACTTTGCGGCTGAGCCAGCTTTAGTCTTCAGAATGCGCTGTTTGACCTCCTCCCGAAGCAACGTCGATGAGCGATGTATGCTTCGGACCGCTTCTAGGACAAGCGCATCGGTCTCTGGAATGTTTAGTGACCGATCCATTCCGCAGCCCGTGCCACGCTTCCACGGTGTCTTGCTGCCGCCCTGACTTGCCCACGCACGCTCTTTGTTTGCGCAGTAGTAGAACTTCTCGTGTTTCGCGGGACGCTGTCGTCCCGCAATGGGTCGCCCACAGTGTCCGCAATACATTAGATCGCGTAGTAGGTAGAACCAGCGTGTTGTAGCGTTTTGCTGAAGCACTCGACTGAACTTCCGCTTTCGCTTCAACTGTACGGCGTGCCATAGATCAGCGTCCAAAATCGCAGGGCATTGGATCTGGATGGTTTCGCCTGACTTCTTGTCTTTAAACGTATACGTTCCCGTGTAGTGCGGGTTCCTTAAAAGCGCCGCGATGGAGCCAACAGTCCACGAACCACCACGCCGTGGAGCAACGCCATTACTGTCTAGAAGTACCTTGATCTTTGCAGGGCTTCTTCCATCGTACGCTTCTTTAAAGGCGCGCTTTACCCACGTCGCTTCATTAGCGGCAATCACTAACCGTCTGTCCTGCAGCTTGTAACCGTAAGGGGGCGGTCCACCATGCCATCCGCCAGCGCGAGTTCGGTTGAGTTTTCCTAGACGAGTTCGCTCGGCACGTAGAGAGTTATCAAACTCCGATAAGCCATCCAAGATTTGTTTTAGGAATTTGTCCTGCGGATTCGCAAGATCAAAACTTCCATCCTTGGTGTACAGGGTCACGCCCTGCTTATTGCACTCGTAGCGAAAGATCGAAGCGACGTTGTCATTGCGGGAAAGGCGCGACTGGTCATAGACGAAGAGGTGTTTGACCTCACCGTTCTTGATCGCCAGGTACAGTTCCGCGAGCTTCGGGCGGTCGGCGAGTTCTTCGTGATGGGAACTCTTGCCGCCCTCATCCCAGTGCCGAATCCCAAAGCCCAGCTTCTTCGCTTTGCTCTTGCCCTGTTCTAGCTGAGTCTGAAGGGAAGTTCCCTCGTCTCGCTGCGCTGCCGTGCTGACCCTCGTGTAAATGTGGAGGGTTTCGGTTGGGGGATTTTTCAACGATCCAGCCATAGCGGGAGTTAGTCTGACTGGATTCTCGCAGTGCGACTACCGAACTATTCCGTCGCTTCGAGTAGCTGTTTTAGGGGGCACTTAAGAGACCGACGGAGCCCGTGGAGGCTTCGACTGTTGGGGAGCCGTGCGAGGAGGGTTCCCCCCAGGAGAACGGCTAGAAGCGCTGGTAGGGCTCCCAACAAGGGCGATACAGCTTCTCCAGCCTCACTTAACCATCTGTTTTTATTCACTAAATTGCTAGTTTTTATCATCTCGATAGGTAAAATAACTGTACGTTTGTACAGCCAATCGAGGTTCCTATGCGCGTTGCCCTTTATTGTCGTGTCTCGACCGCCCACCAGAGCTCGGACAACCAACTTCAGGAACTCGAAAGAGTCGCTTCCACCCGTGGGTGGAACGTCGTTCGAACCTTTCGGGATGACGGCATTTCAGGAGCAAAGGGTCGCGAAGAGCGCCCTGCCCTCGATGCGCTCCTCAAGGCAGCCTCCCGACGCGAGATTGATCTTATTGCCGTCTGGTCGATAGATCGACTTGGGCGCAGCTTGCAGAACTTAGTAACGGTTGTGAACGATCTGCAAGCACTCGGCGTGGGGCTCTTCATCTATCAACAGCAACTCGATACCACCACGCCGAGCGGGAGACTGTGCTTCTCGATGTTCGGAGCGTTCGCAGAGTTCGAGCGCAACCTCATACGGGATCGAGTCCGCGTTGGGCTGGAGCGCGCTAAGAAAAATGGCGTGAAATTGGGGCGTCCGACGAATTTGAACGACTCGGTCCGTGCCGCCATTGTCGCCCTCCGCGCCCAAGACCACTCCATCCGCCATATCGCCAGGCAGTTACGGGTCGGTACGGGAACCGTCTACCAAGTCCTCAGAGCGGCGTGATCTCGGGGGTATATCAACCCTTTTGACGCATTAAATAACGGATTTAGAACAGTCCAGGAGCTGGAATCGTAGTTGTAGAGCGCACTGGGTTTAACGCGCCCCGCTTTCCAAAGCGTATCGATCCCGAAATCAGCTACGCCTACGATCAAGGCAACCTCTTACAAATAGCTGGTACTCCTGAGGTCATCAACCGCTGGAGTATTTCCGATGCGCCCCGCGAAGTGGTCATCGATGCCATCGCCGCCCTGAGTTTCTACGACGACGTTCCCGACCATCTGTTGATGCATTCAGATCGGCTGACGTTCTTGATCGATCTGTTCGCCTTCGGAACCGCCCAGCTCTTCCCGAAGACTCGTCGACCCACTAACCGCATCGTGCGGCAGATCTCGGAACGAGCACAGGCTTTACTGATTGATGCCTTGAGCAACACGATGGATCTTCACTCTGAACACGATTTCGTCGAATGGGTGACGAGCGAGACGGAACTGACGGCGGCAGCGCTTCGGCTGATACACCGACAATAATGGAACCTCGATCCGCTCGAACGCGATGGACTCGAGGATGCCGAGTGGGCGCAGTGGATCCACGAGACCCTCTTTAGCCCAAAGTCAGGGCTGGTTTAAACGCCCGTACTGGCTCAGATTTTGAGCCTGATAGCCGCCGCTTAAGCGGGGCGTAATCTAGGTTCGCAGATTGCGTCCCTAGCCCCTACAATCTGGCAAGAAAGTCACGTTCCGTCTGGTAGCCAGACGGGCTCGGGGAAAACTCATGAAATTGCCAGATAACGAAATCCGCGACATCACCAAGCTCCTTGAAGAAGGCAAGCCCCTTCCTGATAAGTATCGCTTTCAGCTCTTTGGTGATGATCGAGAGATTGAGCTCGTTTGGAATGGCAAATCCAACGAAGTCACAAATGTCGGGATGCCGTTTCAGGTCATCGAGCATGTTGACGAGCCACGCGCTGAAAGCGAAATGAAAGTCCAACCAGACTTGTTCGACCCTTCGAGCGGAAGACAACTTAAGGGCTGGACGAACAAACTTATCTGGGGCGATAACAAATTTGTTCTGTCCTCGCTGCGAAGTGGACCGCTTCGCGACGAGATTGAAGCGAACGGCGGAATAAAGCTGATCTATATAGATCCGCCGTTTGATGTTGGCGCAGATTTTTCAACAAATATCAAGATTGGCAACCAGCAGCTTGATAAAGAACCGAATATCCTTGAGGAAATAGCTTTTCGGGATACTTGGGGGCGGGGTGCGCACAGTTTCAACAGCATGCTTTTTGAGCGTATCCAACTCGCTCATTCAATCTTATCGGCTGGCGGATCGTTATTCCTACATTGCGACTACAGAGTCGCGTCGACTATTAGATTAATGCTCGACGAGGTTTTTGGCGCCGATGCCTTTGTTAACGAAATTATTTGGCAAGGCGCAATCGGTGACTCCTCCGCAAAAAATTTAAAATTTATAAAGAGCCATGACACAATTTTCTTCTATCGAAAACAAGGACCGATAACTTGGAATGATGTATTCCAAGATTATTCCGATACAAGCGAAAAGCTTTATAGATTTGAGGATGAAAAGGGGAGATATCGACTCGTTCCAGTCGACAACCCAGGTAGTGGCGGCTACGTTTACGACTTGGGTTACGGTGAAAAAAAGCCTGCGAATGGATATCGAATGCCAAAGGAAACCGCCCTAGCTTGGCTTTCAACTGGTGATCTTGTGGTCGAGAAAGGGAAAGTCCCTGGACGGAAAAAATACTACGGCGAAGGCGTTCGTTGCCGAGATGTATGGAGCGATATTGGTTCGCTACAAGGCGCAGAAACACTAGGCTACCCAACACAAAAACCAACCGCATTGCTCGAAAGAATTATTGCTTCGTCGACGAATCAAGATGACATCGTTTGCGACTTCTTTGTTGGGTCAGGGACGACTGCGGCGATCGCAGAAAAGCTTGGTCGTAAATGGATATGCTCCGACCTTGGGAAATTCTCGATCCACACCGCACGAAAACGTTTGATCTCAGTCCAAAGAACCCTTCAGCAAAATGGTAAGTCGTTTCGAGCATTTGAAATTCTTAACCTCGGTCGATACGAGCGCGAGTTCTTCATTTCAGGTCTTTCGGATCTTGACGAAAAGACGAAAATTCAAGTCAACAGGAATAAAGAGCTAGCATTTAACAACTTGATTCTATCAGCCTACCAAGCTGAGCCTGTCAATGGTTTCCGCACATTTAGAGGCAAGAAACAAGGACGCGTGGTAGCAATTGGACCAGCCAACATGCCAGTGTCACGCCTGTTCGCCGAAGAGGTCGTTCGCGAGTGCGTCGAGAAAGGCGTTACTAAAGTCGATCTTCTTGCGTTCGAATTCGAAATGGGACTTTTTCCTAGCATTCAGGATGATGCTTCGAATAAAGGTGTCGATCTTGTTCTGAAGCACATTCCAAAAGAAGTCTTTGACAAGCGTGCAGTAGATCGCGGGGAGGCGCGATTTCACGACGTCGCTTATGTCGAAATTCGTCCTCACGTAGATGCAAAAAACGAGAACAGCATTGCAATCGAATTGACGAACTACTCCGTTTTTTATACGCAAGGTATCACCTCAATCGCCGAAGAGAACCTGAAAAACGGTGGAAGCCAGGTAGTTGTCGAAAACGGTCAGGTCATAAAGATCAGTAAAGATAAGGACGGATTGCTGAACAAGCGCGAAGTTCTTACGAAGAATTGGCATGATTGGATCGACTACTGGTCAATCGACTTTAACTTCGAGTCACGCAGAGAAGTCATTCGGGTGAAAGACGCTAAAACCAAAGAGGAGCGCGAGACTTGGACAGGCGATTTCATTTTTGAAAACGAGTGGCAATCCTTCCGAAGTCGAGATGATCGAAAGCTTGAGCTCAAGTCTGTATACAAAGAGCTCCCAACTGGTCGAAGAAAGATCGCCGTGAAAGTGGTCGATATCTTCGGCAACGATACGATGAAGGTCATCCCGTTAATGGTGGGGAGGAAGAAGTAATGGCGCTTCATCCAAAGTTTCCGTCGTCGCCACATGAAATATTAGCGCCAGAGGTGCGTTGGTTTCCTGCGGATGAGTCGCTGCGAGACACTTCTTACGACAAGCTGATGCCTCCGCTAGTCCCAGAGCTGCGTAAGCAAGTTTTCGAGTGGCGAGCGAAGAACTACGCGGGTGCAAGCCAAACCGCGAGATCACTACTGAAGTGGTGGTTTAATACTCCTCATCCGACCCCACAAGCAGATGGGTCGATCGTAGATTTTCAATACTACTTTGCGCAGCGCGAATCAGTTGAAACGATCATCTTTCTGCATGAGGTTGTGCAGGTAGCAGATAAGCACGACCTATTACGCTTCGATAAGCGGGGTGTTGTAACGCCAAAATTGATCGAGGAAACTTGGCGACGATATGTCGTCAAGATGGCGACGGGTAGCGGCAAGACCAAGACAATGAGTTTGCTGTTGGCTTGGTCGTATTTTCATAAAAAGTACGAAAACGATTCGGACCTTTCCTCAAACTTCCTTGTCATCGCACCGAACATCATCGTCCTTGATCGACTTCGAAAGGACTTTGACGGGTTAAAGATCTTCTCTGAAGATCCCGTGGTTCCTGACAACGGATTCGAAGGGCGGAACTGGAAATCGGACTTTCAACTAACGCTTCACATTCAGGATCAGGTAGGACCGCTATCGTCCAAGGGCAATATCTTTCTGACAAACATCCATCGTGTGTATGACGAGAAAGTTGTTATCCCAACAGCCGACGATGAAAACTCCCTTGACTACTTTCTCGGCGCAAAGCCAAAGGGTAAGACAAACGACTCCTCTGTCGACTTGGGTCGGATTGTTCGTGACCTCGACTCGTTGGTGGTCATAAACGACGAAGCGCACCACATCCACGACAGCAAGCTAGCGTGGTTTAAATCTATAGGTGACATTCATAATCGCCTTAAGCAGAAGGGGTCTTTTCTTTCGCTCCAGATTGACGTGACAGCGACTCCGAAACACTCAAACGGCGCAATTTTCGTTCAAACTATTGCCGACTATCCGCTGGTGGAGGCAATTAAGCAAAACGTGGTGAAGCACCCCGTATTGCCTGACGCTCCGAGTCGCGCGAAGTTGAGCGAAAAGCAGAGCTCTGTCTACACCGAAAAGTTTTCGGACTACATCAACCTCGGCGTCACCGAATGGCGCAAGGTGTTTCCCGAGCATGAAAAGCTCAACAAGAAAGCCGTGCTTTTCATCATGACGGATGACACCAAGAACTGCGACGCAGTTGCCGAGTACCTGGAAACGAACGTCCCCGAGCTTAAGAACGCCGTTTTAACGATTCATACCAATAAGAACGGTGATATTGACGACAACCCGAACTCGAAAGCCTCGAAAGAAGAGCTCGAGCTGCTCCGCGATCAGGCAAATAAGATCGACTCTTGGAGTAGCCCGTACAAGGCGATTGTTTCGGTTCTGATGCTGAAAGAGGGTTGGGACGTTCGTAACGTCACAACCATTGTCGGTCTCCGTGCCTATGCCTCGCCTGCCAAGATTCTCCCCGAGCAGACCTTGGGGCGTGGACTGCGTCGCATGTATCCAGGGACTAACGTCGAAGAATACGTGAGTGTTGTTGGCACTGATGCCTTTATGGATTTTGTGGAGACAATTCAAACAGAGGGTGTCGAGCTTGAACGGAAGCCAATGGGCGCAAGTGCGAAGGCGATCGCACCTCTGATCATCGAAGTAGATGATGGCAACGACGATAAGAATATCGATGAGCTCGATATCGAAATCCCAGTCCTCTCACCCAGAATTATTCGTGAATATAAAAATCTTAATGAGATTGACCTCTCCACGCTGACTTTCAAGACGTGTGAGTTCCAAGAGTTTACTGAGGAAGAACAAAGACAGATCGTTTTCCGCGATATCACAACAAATGAGATCACCCATACCACGATGCTTGAGGGGGCTTACGCAAGCGACTATCGCAGCGTCATTGGGCACTTTGCTCAAGCAATCCTTAAGGATCTTCGTCTGTACGCCGCCTACGATATTCTCTACCCAAAGGTACAAGAGTTCGTGGAGCACCACTTATTTGGAAAGCACGTATCCCTAGATGATCCGAATACGATCAGGAATCTTTCTGAGCCAAACGTGTCGCAGTCGATCTTTGTCGCGTTTAAGGAGGCAATTAACAAACTTACAGTGCGTGATGTTGGTAACGCGGAGATTCGGGACAGTATTAAAATTCGTCAGATGCGACCGTTTGTAGTCAACGACCAAAAGCATATCAACGTCAAAAAGTCGGTCTTCAACAAGATGGTCGGCGACAGTGTTCTAGAGCTTCGCTTTGCGCAGTTCCTCGAACAATGTCCTGACGTAGTCTCTCACGCGAAGAATCACTTTGCGGTGAACTTCAAGATCGACTATGTCGATGCTGTTGGGAATCTTGCTAACTACTATCCTGACTTTATCGTTAAGATTTCGGATCGAGAGAAGTACATTGTCGAGACGAAAGGCTTGGAAGATTTGGATGATCCGCTAAAGATAAAGCGACTGAAGCAATGGTGCGCTGACGTAAACGCTGCTCAGTCGGAAGAAAAGTTTGATTTTGTTTACGTAGATCAAGATCAGTTCGACGCTCTAACTTCTGACAAAGGTCCTCTCCGTGGGCAACTCCAGACCTTTGCTGATCTTGTTCGACACTTCAGAGCATACAAATAAAATTGTATGGCTGAGATTGTCTACATCCTTACGAACCCTGTCATTCTCGACCTAGTGAAAATCGGTCGAACTACCAATCTCGAAGAGCGTGTTCGCTCGCTGTCCGCTCACTCTGGCGTCCCTGTCCCCTTCGAGGTCTACTACGCCTGTACCGTTGAGGACTCGGTCAAGGTCGAGAAGTACCTTCACGAAGGCTTCGGCGACCATCGAGTCAATCCAAAGCGTGAATTTTTCCGAATAAACCCTGAGCGTGTCCTGTCGATTCTGAAGCTGGTTGAGCTCAAGAACATCACACCAAATCAGGACTTCGTCGAGGACTCAGACGAGCAACAGTCGCTCAACAAGGAACGTACTCGACGGTCGAACTTCACGTTCTCTTCTGTCGGTATTCCTGTTGGGTCGACGCTTCACTTTGTTCGAAACGAGAGCATCACAGTGAACGTGGTCGACGACAGAAACGTAGACTTCGAGGGAAAAGTGACGTCTCTTTCTCAGTCGTCGCTGACCCTACTGACACGGGACTATGGCTGGAAGGCTTCGACAGTGGCTGGACCTCAGTTCTGGGTGTACGAAAACGAGACTCTGTCAGAAAGACGAAGTCGACTTGAGAGCGAAATTTGACTGACTTTCGACCATTTTTTACTAAACGGTGATTCCGATATGGTCGCGCCAAATGCCCATCTACCAGCGCATTTTCAACCGATTCTGGACGATGCTGTTAGGCGACTATTCGATGGACTTGATCCACCTGAAGCAATCTCAGAAGTCTACGATTGGCTTGAGTTCGACGGGATGGACCAGCTTCTCAAATTGAGTGAAGATCTCATTGGGGTCTCGATCTCTGAGATAGCCGAACAGTTTAACGACCGTAACCTACGTGATTTTCGTGGTTTTCCGAAAACAAAAAAGATCACTGATTCGGAACGCGTAGAGTTTATTGTCGAACTCATTTCTGAGGATGGTATCGACGCATTGGGAGACGATTATTTCCCAAGCATACTCAAACACCCAATCGTGAGCCAAGACGGACGTACAGCCCTGATTGGAGGCTACGCCTTGATGTGTGAACAAGGTGGACCTGAATTCACTTGGCTTGGGATTTTCGCTGATGAAAC